AGGAGAATATATACCTAATATTTTAATAGAAAGAAAAGCAAACCTAGATGAATTGCTAGGAAATCTAATGGATCCAATAAAAGACGAAAATAAAGATAACCGTTTTATAAGGGAACTAAAAAGAGCAAAAGAAGCAGGAGTTAAATTATTCTTACTTATACAAGACAAGGATTATTATATCAAACTCCTAAAAGGTGAATATATAAGCCATGTTCATCCTAACGCTAGCGCGGCTATGGTAATTTCATTAATGGCCAAATTCGATAATCTTCATATTATTGCATGTGATAGAAAAGAATCACCTTCAATGGTCCATAAAATTTTATATTATCACTTAAGAGAAGAAATAAAAAGGAAGGAGGGTAATTGATTATGCCACGAGAAAAAGATTCTAAGTTAACAGAAGACCAATTAATAGCAGCAGAATTATTAGTATATGGCGCAACTAATAGAGAAGTAGCTGACCAATTAGATGTTTGTGAAAAAACTATAATGCGCTGGAAGAAAAGACCAGAATTCATGGAAGAACTTGATAGACAATATGAAGTTGCTAAAAATAAAGTTGACAATCGTATAATGAAATTCTCTAATCAACTTTTACAAAATATTCTCGACCTATCAAGGTCAGCTAAGAGCGAGAAGGTTAGACTAGATGCAAGCATATACTTACTTAATAGATTGGCTGGCGCTCCAATTTCAAAAGTGGAAACTAAAACAGTTATTACTCCTGAAACTGAAAAAGAAAATAATAATGAGCCTTCTTGGGATGATTTTAATGATTCAGATGTTATAGAAGGAAATGTAATAGATATAAAAGATAGTGAAATATCATAAGAGGGAATGTATGGGGGCGCTTATCGCGGTCCGTATTTAAGAGGTGTCGCTGTTGAAAATCTGTTGGAATAGTCATTTTAATAGTATTAAGCTATAACAACTATTAAGACAAGGAATATATTACCAATAGAATAAGGACAAGCAAGACAAAGTATAACGTCTTAGGAGGGCGTACAGAGGGTATAAGAGAATAGAGTGAACAGCAAGACTAGTATAGTAGAAGGCAATAGTATTAATAGTACTCTATAAGGTATCAATACTTATAAGTTATGATACACTTTGACATAGTAAGTGATATCAATATGTTTACTTGTCTTATAACTTAGTGTCATAAGTAACCAGGTAAAACAGTGGCCTTTCGGTGGGGTAAAGTGCTCCAGGTAGGGGGGCGGTGCATTCTATACCCCAGTATTTTTAACGCGTGCGCCAAGCGCCATAGTGTTGCAATATATTTTTTGAAACCTGAGGGATAACAAGTAAAACAAAATCTCAAAAAATTCCACAAAAATTTTTTTAAAACTTTCGATAAGGGGGTAAGAGAATGCCTTTTGGGATTTACTCAATAACAAATGTAGTAACAGGAGATATGTATATAGGGCAAACAATTCAAGATTTTGAAAAAAGATGGAAAAGTCATATAAGAGCTTTGAATAGAGGTGACCATGATAATGAATATCTTCAAAGAAGTTGGAATAAATATGGCGAAGATGCTTTTAAGTTTAAAGCTATACATTATTGTGACGAACTTGACATTTTAAATGATTTAGAAAAGTATTATATAAAAAAAGGGTATGAAACTATAACTGTGGATTAATAAGAAAACGTACTTTGACAAGTGAATATAAAATTTATTACTTAAAATAACTTTAACTGTGGAAATTATAACTTTAATTGTGGTATAATTTAGTAAAACATATTATTTAGGAGGTTATTATGAAATATAAAGTATTTAAAAAGGGAGATATTTTAAATCCTAGTTTTTATTATAATGATAATATAAAATATGTAGAATTTAACACATCTGTTCTTATGGAAATAAATAATGATATACATTTATACCCAGTAAATTATCATAAAAAAGAAGTGCCATTATTGAATATTATAACAGTTGATAAGGGAGCGCCTTGTACCTTCCACGCTATAACCAAGATGGTATTTTATAGATACCCTAAAAATTATAAGGAATAAAACTAGAATATAGATTTGAGTTAGTAGCTTAAGGAGATATCATAAAATGAATATACTAAATTTACCAGAGTTTGAAGTTATAGACACAATACAAGATGAACATGACATGACAGTAATAGTTAAACCAGTTAAAGAGCCTTTAGCATGTCCTGAATGCGGTGGTGTGGAATACTATAAGCATGGCAAGTCTAAAAGGTTTGTAAGAGATTTAAACAGTTTTGGAAAACGTGTAGGCATTGAAATACACACTAACAGATATAAATGCAGATACTGCAATACAACATTTAGTCAGCATTATAAGAGCATTGACGATAGAGATAAAATCACTATACGTTTAAGAGAGCAAATAGAAAAAGAATCTCTTAAAAAACCATTTGCTAATATAGCAGAAGAATATAGTGTTTCTCCTACTACAGTAAAGAGAATATTTAATGCTTACATAGAAAAGCTAGAAAAGGATATGACCTTCCTTACTCCAGTTATATTAGGAATAGACGAGGCGCATCTTAACAAGAATATGAGAGCCGTTTACACCGATATAATTGGACGTAAGGTATTGGATATTCAACCAAGCCGTAAGAAGTGCGATGTGAAGGCTTTTCTAAGTAAATTGCCTAACAAGGAGAACATAGAAGTAGTAACCATAGATATGTGGAGATACTATAAAGAGGCAGTATATGAGGAGTTGCCAAAAGCTCAGGTAATCGTTGATAGATTCCATGTAATACAATTAGTCAACAATGCACTAGAGGGCGAGAGAAAGGCTTTTAAAGGCTCATTAGATAAAAAACGAAGGTCTAAGTTGTTAAAAGATAGATTCTTGTTACTAAGGAACAAAGAGGATTTAAATGCTAGACAGATTTGGGATATGCAACTAATGTTTTTAGACTTTCCACAGTTAAAGTTAGCCTATGAGTTAAAAGAACAATTTAGGGATATCTATAAACATGATAATCGAGAAGATGCTTTAAAGGCTTATGAGGACTGGAAGAAAGCAGTTCCAAAGGATATGAAATACTATCAAGATGTTATTAAAACAGTTGATAACTGGCAGTATGAGATATTTAATTACTTTATATGTAGAATCACAAATGCTTATACAGAGAGTTTAAATAACTTGATTAAGAACATCGAGAAAGCTGGTAGAGGTTACTCTTTTGAGATACTTAGAGCAAAGGTGCTATTTGGTACAAGTGCTACTAGAAAACCTAAATATACAAGAGCAAATACAAGTAACAAAACATATACATTTACTACGGCATTTAATTGGAATGATTTCGTAGGAAGTACAAAATTAATAGAAGGGTTTGGAGTAGATATTCCACAACTACTAGAGGTATTAGAGAGTGATAAATTTTAATTCACTCTCTTTTCTTTTCCACAATTAAAGTTATATACCCTAAAAAAATATGATACTTATAATAATGGATTTAATATGACAGAAGGTGGAGATTATTTTTTAAATGAGATTCCAGAGGAAATACGAAAGAAAAGATTAGAAAATTTAAAGAAGGTAACTAGAGAAAGAAGTGATTATACAGAACATCAAATTGCTAAAGTTAAAGAAATGTTATCGGAATTAGAAAATAATCCAATCTCTATAAAGAAAATAGCTAGATTAACTGGAGTAAGAGAAAAAGTTATTTATAATGTTAAATATCTTAATTCATGGGTAGATGTTAGATCTGATTTAAATGAAAAACTTAAAATTATAAATAATAAAGAAACTAGAAATGAAAATATAGTTAAAGATTTATATTCTAAAAAATACTTACTTAATGAAATTAGTGAAAAATATAAACTTTCTCAAGATACAATTAAAAGAATTTTAAAAAAAAACAATGTTAAAGATTTTTCTTTGATTTTTAAAGAAGTTAATGATTTGCGAAATAAAGAAAAGTTTTTAAAAGGTAAACAAATAGGAATAACAACACATATTGAAATGGAAAAATATATGGATTGTTGCAGAAAAACATATGAAAAAATGTGTGAAAGACAGAAAATAGATTATTCTTTTTTACATAATATGCGAAACAAGAAAAATACTACTATGTATAAATCTGATGTAAAAGGCATTAATTATGATGTTAAAGCTAAAAGCTGGTTTTTAAGAATAACCTTTAATGGAAATCAGATACCAATAGGCCATTTTAAAACAGAAGAAGATGCTATAAATGTAAAACAGCAGTTAATTCCATATATAGAAAGTAAGGATTACACTTCTATATTGGCAGTAAAAGCTAAATATAGCAAAAATGTTGCTCTTAAGAAAACTATTAAAGCAACAAATTTAAAAGATAATTCAGAAGAAATTATTGAGGGAATAGGGATTTGTGCAAGAAAACTAAATATCCCAAGAAAAAATATAGAAAGGGTATTACAAGGAAAAGGAAAAACAACGCATGGATATACATTTGCATATGTTTAAATGTTAAAAACAAATATTTAAAGTCCATAAATAGGTTTACAACTTTTAAGACTTATGATACAATATAAGTATAAAAGATAATCATAGGGGGTTGTAAATATGAAATATGGATATGCAAGAGTTAGTACTTATTCACAAAAGAAAGATGGTAACTCATTAGAAAGTCAAAGAGAATTATTATTAAATGAAGGTTGTACAGAGGTATTTTCAGATGCTTATAGCGGATTAAAAACAGATAGACCAGAATTCACTAAACTATTAGGGCTTTTAAAAGAAGGTGACACTTTAGTAGTAACAAAATTAGATAGATTTTCAAGAAGTGCATCAGCTGGAATTAAATTAATAGATTCACTATTAGAAAAAGGTGTTAAAGTTCATATTCTTAATATAGGCCTTATGGATACAACACCTACTGGAAAGCTTATAAGAAATATATTCTTCAGTTTTGCTGAATTTGAAAGAGATATGATCGTAGAAAGAACTCAAGAAGGAAAAGCTATAGCAAAACAGAAACCAGGATTTAAAGATGGCAGAAAAAGAGTGTATGACGAGAAAAAAATTAAACATGCTATGAAACTAAAAGAGGAAGGATACAGCTATAAGCAAGTTACAGAAGTAACAGGAATAAGCAAAGCTACACTAATTAGAAGAATGAAAGAATATCAATAAGAAAATAAATAATACATTTTAAAAGTCAGAGAAATCTGGCTTTTTTTATTAGGAATATGTTCCGATTGAAAAAATATTGTTGGGAGATTAGAATATAATTATCAGTTAAATATTGGGTGTTCGTTCAAAGGTAGGACACAGGATTTTGATTCCTGGAATAATAGTTCGAATCTATTACGCCCAGCCATGTATGTGTTTTAAAAAATAAATCTAAATCTATTTTAGGTAGCTTAGTATCTTTAGGATAGCATTGTGTGAGCAGTGTAAAGGCATGCTGACTACATGCCGCTAGTTAAACTAGTCCATCTAAGCAGAACTGAATGTCCAACGTCTTCATGAATTGATAGTAGTGGAGATAACTACGTAACCCAAGAGGGACAGTCTTCGAAAAGGCGAACCGTATATCGAAGATTTTCAGGTGGCACTGAATAATTTACCTCACGCCAAATTGGTCATGTAGCGAGACATAATCAGGAGGTTATATAGTCCGATGCTGATAACAAAGGGCACTAACCATTGTTAATAGTGAAACAGTGAAAGGGCTGGAGTATGTATTAACAACGTGGAGTAAGAATTCAATGAAACACACTGATGTTGTGAAGTATTTCGTGTCTCAAAAGGAAACGAATCTTCAGGAACAGCACAACGTCTGTCAAATTTAATTCAGATTTATACAGGCATAGAGAATATTAATTTTGGATGATAAATTGTCTATGATAACAAAACAATAAAAGGAAAAGTCTGTTCCCTTATAGTATGAAAGTGGCTTAATACTAGAATGATTTTTTATCATAATCTAGTGCGTGACACCTCCCAAGGGTGAATCGTTTAACATGAAGTTGCATGGTGGTTTTGCAAACCTTTGTTGCTCGCAAGGCAGACAGAATACGAAGTGTTGAGTAGTACTATAGTAGAGTGTCCCGAGTTAGGGTTTTGTGACACTATAAAAATACAACCAGTCATGGACAATACGTATTAGGTGCGTGGATAAGCAGAGAATAAATAATGCTGCGAAAGGTGTCTACAGAAGGCTTTAATCTCGAGCCTTCTAAATAGAATATTGGCTTATAGCTCAACGGATAGAGCACATGGCTACGGACCATGGTTTGTTGTGAGTTCGAATCTCACTAAGCCAACCATTAAATTTAAAGGGAGAATGTCTATGAAATTATATGAATTAGCTTATTTAAATGTTGAAAAAGATAAAAACTCTAGAAATTTTGGGGTTATGAATAAATTTATCAATGGAAAAACGTCTCACAATATCGTTAAAAATAGTAAACAAGAAAAAGAAGAAGTTATTTGTTACCTAAATGGTAGAGCAATGACTAAAAGCAAACTAGAAAAGACTTTTCCTAAGAAGAAAAATAAATCAAAGAAGAAAAAATATGTTAAAAAGAAAAATACAAAAGAGTAGTTATTAATTAGCTGCTCTTTTTTTATGTAAATAAATTCAGAAGGGAGTGATTAGATGATTTATTTTGATGATATAGAGTTTGCTGATGATAATAAATACTCTATATACTTGATTGATAAGTATTTAAAGAAATATTTTCCTAAAAATCAAAATAATATCAGAAAAAAATACCTTCCTAATGAAGTTGCAAAGGTGATTGGAGAAAAGGATATAACTTTTTTTAGTTTATATTTTCTTAGAACAACTTTCGTACCAAGTGATGACAACAGTGCAAGGGAATTATGCGAAGAACATTATAAAATATGGAGAGTTCTTTCAGAGGCTTTTGTACAGGATTTATACGATAAACTTAATATAGTAGAACCTAGAGGACTTGCTAAGTCAACTATATGCGATAAAACACTTGCAATATGGTTACATTGCTATAAAAAATCAAAGTTTACTCTATTAGGTGCTAAAACTGCAGATGATGCCGAGCAATTCTTAAATTCTATAAAAAAAGAATTCCTGGAAAATGAGCTTATAAAAGATGTATTTGGAAACTTAATAGATTTAAAAGGTAAAAAGCCTAATTCGAAAGATTATTACAAGGTTAATTCAGGCGAAATTGAGTTTACCAATGATACATATATAAGAGCAGTAGGCTCAACTACTTCCGTCCGTGGTGCTAACTGGGGAGGTGTAAGACCCACGGTAGTTATTGCCGATGACTATCAATCCGAAGTTGATGTTATAACTGAAGATGCTAGAGAAAAGAAATGGAATAGATGGTGTAAAGAAGTAGAGGAAGTTGGAGATACTGCAGTATTTAGAAAAGGTAAAAAAGTTAAAGCAGCAACTAAGTTTGTAAGTATAGGAACAGTTTTACACATTGATTGCTTAATAAGTAAACTTAGCAGAAATAGAGATTATCATACTATTATTAATAGGGCTGTTTTATTAGAAGATGGCCAAACAATAGATGATATATTTGAAAGTGATTTATGGCTTGAATGTAAGAAAATTTATTTTGATGATAAAATAGAAGATCCTCAAATACAGGCTAGAAAATTTTATGAAAAACATATAGATGAAATGAAATATCCATTACTATGGGAAGAAAAATGGGATTTTTTTAGTGATATAGCAGTTAAATATTGGACTAATAGAAAATCATTTATGTCAGAAAAAATGAATGATGCTAGCACGCTAGGAGTTAGATGGTTCAAAGCTATAAGAACTCAAGCAGAAGAAGAAATTGAGGACCATACATTCTTAAAAACTATGTTATGTGTGGACCCTGCTGGTGAACAATCAAGAAGATCTGACTTCTTTGCAATGGCTGTAGGTTCATTAGGAGAAAATGATTTTAAATATATAAGAAAAATGATATTAGCTAAAATGAGTTATAAACAGTATTGTCAAACAGTCATAGACCTTTTAAAAGAATATACAGATATAACTCATCTATATATAGAAAAAAATACATATTTAGGGGCCGATGTTACCACTATTACAGAAATGATTGACAAAGATTATGAATTAAAACGTAGAAATATTATTATTCTTAATGAAATGTCTAGAAAAAATAAAGATGAACGTATTTCAACGATAATAGAAGAGGTAAACAATGGCCAATTAGTTTTTAATAGCAATAATAAAGATTTTACACAACAAATATTAGACTTTCAAGGCACAGCTTATAGTCCTCATGATGATGCTCCAGATATAATAGCTGAGTTATCTAGAAGGTTAATTGAAATAGAAGTAAAAAATATAATAAGAATTATGGATAGGCGAAAACTAGGTGTTTAATATGAAAAAATATAAACCTATTGATGAGGTTTTAAAAGTTTATGATGTTCCTAAAGAGTTATGGGAATCTGAAAGTTTAATGAAAGAAAAACCGAACTGGAATAAGACAAATTATACCGAGTCGGAAAAAATATACCAAAATAAAGAATTTATTATATTGAAAGTTAAAAGCAATAAAAAGATTGGATTTATTGTATATAATACGAAAAAAGAGTGGGAAAATGGACACTCTCATTTAAATTCTAGAACTATTGCAGAAATAGTAATAAAAAATGTAATTTACAAAAGAAAACCTAAAACAAATAACTTGTATGTGCTTAAAAGTCATGCAAGAGTTTCAAATGATGAAAAATATATCAAATTTATTGAAGAATTAATAGAAGTTAAAAAAAGTAAGAGTAAAAATAAATATGTAAATAGGAAAGGAGGGAGGAAATGAGTAGTCTTAATAGTTTAGTCTTTAATCTAGCCAAGATAGGTAATGTGTTTAATAATTTAGACATACCTGAAAATTTAGATCTTGTAAGGTATTCATACATGGATTACATTTCGAAAGTAATGGAATATGACCGAATATATGAATATTATTGTGGTGAAAGTAAAGCTTTAAGAGAATATAAAATGATAACCTCCAGATCTAACTTAAAAATTAATACTAATTTCATAAAGAAATTCGTTAAAGAAGAAACTAGCTATACCGTAGGAAATCCAGTAACTTATGAAAGTACTTCTGATGAAGAAATGCAACTTATTGAAAAAATGAAAGACATTTTTTATGATTGGGATGAAAACCACGATGCACATTTAATGAATTATTTAAATTTATTTACAAGAATATATGAATTATATTACATAGATGCAGACGGTAATTTCTCAGCTAAAATTATAAAACCAACTGAAGGGTATGCTTATAGAGATTATAATGGAGAAACTTTATTCTTTGTTCATTTCTTTGATGCTGAATTTGAAGAAGATGTAGAAGTAAATGGCAAAATAATATCTGCAAGGCCTAAATATATTGATGTATATACAAAAGATTTTATATATCATTTTAATGACAATTTCGAAGAAATAAGAAGTAAAGACAATAACAAATTTAAACGAGTACCTGTTTCTGTAGGTGTTATAAGTACAGAAGATTATAAAGATAGCTTAGCAAGAGATATTGCTGGATTACAAGATGCATTAGAAACAAATCTCTCAGATATGGGTAATGAAATTTCTGATTTTAGAAATGCTTATATGGTTCTAGAAAATTGTCAATTTGAAAAGGATGAAGATTTAGAAGAAATGAAAGCAAAAGGGATTTTAGAAGTTGGAAAAGATGGTAAAGTTAAATGGTTAATTAAAGATATAAATGATACTTTTGTACAAAATACAATTGATAGATACATAGATTTAATTTATCAAATTGGCTGTCACATAAATCACAATGAAAAACTACAATCTAATCTAAGTGGTATAACTCTTAGAAGTAGATTAATCTCTCTTGAAAATAAATGTACAACATTGATAAAATCTCATAAAAATATACTTAAAAATAGAATTAGATTTATATGTGAGTATTTAAGCATGAAGAAAGAGGGAAATTTTAATTATAAAAGAATTAAGATTATTTACACTCCAAATATACCACAAGATAATCTTTCTACTGCTCAAATGCTTAGTCAAGTTCCAGATGGAGTAATCTCTAATCAAACAGCAAGAACTTTATTTGGATTTATAACCAATCCACATCAAGAAGGGGAACAAGTCAAAAAAGAAATGGAAGAAAATCAGCAATTTGAAGATGAAAGTTTAGGTGAATTGTATGGCTATAAACACCAACACACAGAAGCAAACATCGAAGAATAGAAGTGCTGAAGAAACTAAAAGTTTCATGGAAAAAGCATATAATCAGGCCGAACAGGAACTTGAAAAATATCTTAAAAAGATGAATAAAACAGATAAGCAGATTAGAGAGTTGATGGAAACTGCTAATTTTGCTTACCAAATAGAAAAGACATCAAAAGATTACAAAAGCGCTGAAAGATTTCTTGTTATAGCAGTTCTATCAATGCTTAATAACGAAGATGAATGGCTTGAAGATTTAATAGATAACTTCTTTGATGAAATGTTTGAAGAAATTGTAGAGTATTTTGGATATTTTGTAGACAATGAAGAAAAACAGAAAATATTAAATAGAAAATACGAAGGTAAAACGTATAAGCAAAGAATACAAAGCAATATGGCTAAAATAAACAATCGAACTAAAAAAAGATTGAAAATAGCTTATAATAAGAAGAATTTATATAATATTGCATCATGGCTAACACAAAGACAAAAGATGAGTAGAAAAAGAGCAAGAGGAATATTGATATCTGAGCTTAGCAGAATAGCAAATGATATCTTTATTTATTGTAATAGAGATAAAAAATTTATGTATTGTTCAGTTTTAGAAGAAAGAACATGCAGTGATTGTGAAAGTATGCATGGTGTTACTTTAAGTGCTGAAGAAGCTTATGATTTAATACCACAGCATAACTTCTGTAAATGTTATTTTATAGTTATAAGATGATAGGAGAGAAATAAATGAAATTACAAGATACAGTAGATTTAATGTTAGGAACAGATTTTAAAGATAGATTTAAAGCTGAATATTATCAACTAGATAATAGAATAGCTGGACTACAAAGAATGTTAGAAGGATATAAAAATGGAACACTTAATTTTACTCCTAACTGCTCATATGAAATATTACACACTCAATTAGTATATATGGAAGCATACAGAAATGTATTAGAAGAAAGAGCAAAAATAGAAAATATAGAATTATAGGAGGAAATTATGAACGAACAAGAATTTTTAGATTGGTGTAAAGATGAAGTTGTAAAATATACGAATAATCATTTAGATAAATCAGATAACAAGCAAATAACAAAAGATGACGTGTTTATGGTTTGGTGTGCTAAAGTTTTACAAAATAACAAAGCATTATTAAGTACAACTTTATTTGACGGAATGTATTATGAATGTACATACAATGGAGATAAAAAAGAAATGTACATAGATGCTTATAAGAAATGGGAGAATTACAAAGTTGAGCAAAAATAAGTATGGAAAAGAAGATTATGATTTCCTTTTAGGCATATATGCCTTTGTAGGAGTATACGCTCTAGCATACACAATATTTTCAATAGTATTAGCAATACTTCATATACATCTATCAAATGCTATAGACTGGATAGCAAGTATTGTTCTATCAATACTTAGTATTGTTTATGTAGTGAGATTGTATATAAAAAGAGAAGAATCTATAAAAAATAAGGAGGTAAAATAAATGGATATAGTAAAATTAGGTAGAGGAAATGGGAAAACATGGTTTTTAGTAAATAGAAGTGCTGATACAGGTTATCCTATAATTTGTAATTGCCAAGTAAATAAAAAATATATTGAACAAATTGCAAAAGATAATAATCTAAATATACCTGAGCCTATAATTATTGACAAAAAAATATAGATATATTAAAAAATAAAAGTTCAGAAAAATATTTAATAGACGATATAGATTTTTTTATTGAGCATATGTTAAATATAGTTATTGATTGTGCTACTACTTCATCTAATATACTTTATAAATTAAATTTAGATACAAAAGAAAGGGTATAAATGGATACTAGAATACATACAGAGAAAGATATCTAAGAAAATCAGAAAGTTTATTCGGGAAGTCAAGAGAATATATTTGTTTTTCAGATGATACTTATAAAGAATTTGTAGAATTTATTAATAATTTAAAAGGAATACCGAAGAAAAATAGATTAATAAATAAAATGAGAGATTATAGAAAAGGTTTAAGATAGGTTTACATAATTCAACCTTCTAAAATCAATTCTAAGGTACTTGTAAAAAGTCCCTTGATAGTTTATATCTTTGGAAATAAATAGAAATTACATAAAGGATGATTAAATGGAAAAATTATTTAATTTTGTATCATTACCTTGTGATGCTATAGAAGTTAAAGTAATAAAAAGACCAAAACAGAAACCTTTAAAGAAACTAAAATTAAATGGTGCTACTTATTATTTATCCGAAGATGATGAAAATTATTATACTTTTGTGTATAAGAGTTTCACTAAGGATAAAGTAAAGAACCAAGTAGTAGCCAGTATATTTAATAAAGGAAAGTGCAAAAATGCAGATTGGTTTGAGTTGGCTCAATTATATAACGACAAAATAAATGAGTATAATCACAAATCTTATGTGCATAGTCAATATATCACAGATGCAATATTGACTGAAATATATAAATTAACAAGATAATAAAGTCCGAAAGGGCTTATTTTTATGCTCCGAAATGAGGGTAAACTAAAAAATGTCACTGGTTCATTTTATGAGTTAGTGGGATAAGGAGAATTTATATGAAAAAAAGTGAATTATTAAAACTTGTAGAAAAGTTTGACAATGAAGATAGTATAAACGAAGTATTGTTAGGGACTGATGTTGCAAAGCAAATTAAAGCGAGTGCACTAACTTTAGACAACTTTAAAACATTAGCAGATAGTAATGCCGATTTTATAGCTTATCTTGATAGTTTAAAAGATACACATGTAAACGCCGTTATAAAAACAATGAAAGAAAAAGGAACTTGGGAAAAACAATTCAGAGATGTAATTGAAGAAAAATACCCTGATTTGTATAAAGTCGAAGATCCTGTTATTGCTGCTTTACAAGAAAAAGTTGCTCAAATGGAAAGAGAAAAACAAGAAGCAGATAAAAAAGTTGCTCGTCAAGAAAAAATTAATGAAGCTATTAAAAGAAGAAAAGAAAATCAAAAGAATGCAGATATACTTGAATTATTAACTGCAGATTCATTAGAAGATAGATTATCTGATGAAAATTTAACTAAATTTGATACTTTAATAGAAAATATAATTAAAAAAGACAGAGAAACTTATATAAAACAAGGTAATTATCCTCCTGGTGCTGGAAAAGGTGAAGGTACTGGAGGAAGTGGAGAAAAACCACTTACCTTGCAAGAGGCTATGAAAATAGCAAATGAAAATCCTGATGTAAATATAGATAGTTTAATGTCTAGAGTTCAAACATCAGCTAATAAAGAATAAGAAGGGAGGGCAATTATATGCCTGGTATATTCGATAATAAAATATTTAATACAGAAGTATTCAATAAATACACTCAAAGAATACCTAATTTAAGAAAAAATGAGTTATTAAAATCAAGAGCTTTAGTAACTAGAAATGATTTAAAAGCTGCAATGACAGACCAAGTAGGTGGAAACTATATTGTAACTCCACTTAAAGGTTTAATAAGCGGTTCAACTCCTTCAAATTATGATGGACAAACTGATATAGAATCTCAAAGTACAGAAACTTACATGCATTCAAGAGTTGTTGTAGGTAGATCTAAAGCATGGACAGAAAAAGATTTCTCTTATGATATAACTGGTGGCGTAGATTTTATGGAAAACATAGCAGCACAAGTTGTTGATTACTGGGATGAAATAGACCAAGATACAATTTTAGCAATATTAAAAGGTATTTTTTCTATGACTGGTACTGGTAATAAACCTTTTGTTGATAATCATACTGCTGATATAACTAAAGAGTTAGAAGCAAATACAATGGGTGCAACTACTTTAAACACTGCTATGCAAAGAGCACTAGGAGATAATAAATCTAAATTTTCTTTAGCTATAATGCATTCAGCTGTATCAACTAATTTAGAAAACTTAAACTTACTAAGCTATTTAAAATACACTGATAAAAATGGCGTTCAAAGAGATTTAAGATTAGCAACATTAAATGGTAGATTAGTAGTAATTGATGATTCAATGCCTACTGAAGAAGTAGCTGCACAATATATAAAAGTTGATTCAACTGTTGAAGGTGCATTAAAAGTAGTTGCAAGCAGTGCTACTGGAGCACAAATAAACAAAGCAGATGTAACTCCTACTGTTCCTGGATATACTGCTGCTAACGATGATTATGTTGTTAAATTACCTGCATATACTGCTTATACTACATATGTTTTAGGTGAAGGTGCTATAGAATACACAGATGCAGGTGTAAAAGTTCCAAGTGAAACAGATAGAAATCCAGCTAAAAATGGTGGAGAAGATACTTTATATACTAGACAAAGAAAATGCTTCGCCCCATATGGTATAAACTTTACAAAATCATCTATGGCTACTGCATCACCAACTGATGAAGAATTAGAAAAAGGTGCAAACTGGGAATTAGTAAATACTACTGCTAGTTCAAGCAAAAAATATATCAACCATAGAGCAATTCCTATAGCTAGAATAATTTCTCGTGGCTAAGGAGTTGTTGTAAATGACTTCTTATGATTTATTATTACGAAAAAGTTTCCCTAATTTAAATGAATCTGATTTAACTATACATAAACAGTTAGCTATCCAAAAGCTATTACTTTATTTTAAGAATAGACTTAATAGAAATATAACTGCTGAACAATTAGAAACAGAGTATGGATCCGCTCTGTTTCTTTTAATTTCTAATGCGGTTAATTTCAATGCTAATTATTCGAGTGTAAAAGGTATTAAATCAATTTCACAAGGGAATAAGAAAACTACATTTGATGAAAGTGTAAGTTCTATTAATTCTGGTGGAGCTTATGACATAACTGATGAAATAAAAGAACTTTTACCTGTAGCAGCAGTTAAATTGAGAGGCTAGGTGATAAACATGTTTGGATATGACGAAGATAGTGCAACTTTATTTAATATTTCTTTAGATGAAAAAAGAAAACCAGTTTATCACCGTACTTTTTTAACAGGTATAGATTGGCAACAAGCTACAGGAGTTAAATTTTTAAAGACAACTGGTTCATCTGCCGATATAGATAATAAAATTTTAATATTTGTAAAATATGGGGCCTATGAAGGCAAATCTTATATAGGCCCTAAAAAATTTAGTCAACTTGAAGATAAAAGTAATTATTATACATTCAACGAAGGAGAAGATATACTCCTAAAAGGAATACATGACATTGAAATCACTAATTCTCAAGAGTTTAACGATATTCAAAGAAATTATGATGATGTAGTTAAAATTATTAATGTTACTAAGTGTGAATTAACTAAGCACTTTGAATTAGGATGTGAGTAAAATGGGAGGATTAATAGCAAAAGCAAAAATTCAAATAGATTATGACAAAGTTATAAGTAAAAGTAAACTTGAGCAAGGGCAAAAACAATTTGTAAGTCTTGTTAGAAGTAAATCTGACCCATATGTACCTTTTTTAAGTGGAGATTTAAAAAATACTGCTAAAGAAAATAAAAAAAGTATTACATATAGTCCTTATCACAGAGGTTTAAAATCATATGCAGCTAAAAATTATTATACAAATGCAGGTATGGGAAGACAAGGTTTGAATAGAGGTGGAAAAAGAGGTAGAATGTGGGTTCCACGAATGTGGGTCAATGAAGGTGATTCAATAGTAAATGAAGTTGCTAAAACCATTGGAGGAAAAGCTACAAAATGACAATTAACTTAAATGATATTGAAAAAAGAACTGTTACAGATAAATTAATAGACTTTTTTTTATCTTGCCCTTTAATTAATGAAAAATCACCTATTTCAGCTGATTACATAGGAGATGAGATACAAACCTATTCAATTGACGGGTCGCCTTCTGAAACTATCATAAAAACTTATATTGATGGTTCTACAGAAAGACAATTAATATTTGATTTCACTAGTAGAGAAAGTGTCGAAGCATACAATAACGAGAAAAATATTAGCTTTTATGAAAAATTAGCTGAATGGGTTGAAATACAAAACATTCAAGGAAATTTACCTCAATTAAACTACCCGCTTATTCCTGAAAAAATTGAAGTTTTAACTCATGGATATGTTGAACAAATGAGTGCTAATAAAGCAATTTATGTTATTCAAATGAAATTTATTTATACAAAAATGGCTGAATAGCCTAAAAGGAGGGATTATAATGGCTTTAAAAAGAAAAGATTTTGCTGATTATTTAAATGTAAGTAAAACACAAGAAGCATCATATGTATTATTAGGCTATGGTGTTGAAAGTTTAGACGAAGAACCAGGTGCTCAAACTGATACAACTTGTTATATTAATGATGAAACTTCTTCTACAACTATAACTAAGTATGAAACTCAATTCCCTTATACTTCTGAAATTATAATAGAACAAGAAGCAATAAAAAGTTTATACTTAACTGGCAGAAACCATGAAACTGGAACAGATGCAGAAAGGGATTATGTTCGTGTAGATATGTTTGACCCTGTTTCAGATAGTGCTGGAACTTACAATGCAAGAAAATTTAGAGTTGCAAATGAAGTTTCGACTTTTAGTGGAGAAGGTGGAGAAAAAATGAAAGTAGAAGGTACTTTACATGCAATAGGAGATCCTATTCAAGGAACTTTTAATGTAACTACCAAAACATTTACACCAACCACTACACAAACTTCTAATACACAATAAAACCAAGCTACTGAATAATAAAAAATAGGAGGTTAAAATATGAATTTTAAAATAAATGGTGTTGAAGTAGAGTTTGATTTTTTTGATATGGATGAAAAGGAAGATTTTGATGCAATATTTTTAACAGCTAATGAAAAAATACAAAAATTAAGTAATGAGCATAAAGATTTTGATACAAAGTTTGGAAAAGCATATTGTGAAGTAATAGTTAATATGTTCGAAGATTTATTTGGTGAAGAAAAAACTTATGAAATTTTCCAAGGAAAAACAAATATAATGAAATGTACAACGGCAGTAAAAGATTTAGCTAAGGCTAAATTAGAACATGATAAATTATTCCAAGAAACTTTAAAAGAAATTACTGGATTAGATATTGATGTATTTGGTGAAAAACCATTAAATAGAGAGCAACGTAGAGCTAGAAAAAAATATAATCAATGAACTTAAATATTTTAACCGATTATTTACCTACAACAATAGAAGTTCAAGGAGTGCGATATCCAATTAACTGGGATTTTCGCACTTCTATTCTATTTGAACAGTTAATGATGGATGACAATGTTGATGAAGAAAAAAAACCATGGGAGGCTCTTAATCTCTATTTTGGATATGAAATTGAAACAATTAAATGTATTAATACAAGTAACATGAATGAATTTACAAAACAAATGCTACTTTTTTATAGATGTGGTAAAGAAATAGAAACTTCTCAAGATAACGGAGAAAACAACTCAGAAACTCAAAAAATATATGATTATGAATACGATAGTTCATATATTTATGCTGCATTTTTACAAATTTACAGAATAGACCTTCAAGATATTGAAGATTTACATTGGTGGAAGTTTAAAGCTTTATTTAATTCTTTAACAGATGATTGTAAATTCATGAAAATACTAGGATATAGAAATGTTGATTTATCTAAAATCAAAGATAAAGAAAGAAAAAATTTCTACAAACAGATGAAAAAAATATATGCTTTACCAGGTTCGATTAAAGAAAAAGAAAAACAAGCTTTAATAAACGAAATGTTGATGAGAGGTGAAGATCCTAGAGAATTATTAAGACAATAATTTATTTTCGTACTATAATATATATAGGGGGGATGAATTATGAAAAAGGAATCTCAAATCGATTTAAAAGTTGTTTTTATTATTGCAATAATTATTTTTAGTTTAAGCATATTAGTTGTTGTAGCTAAAACATTAGCAAATACAGAAAATGAGAAAGATATACAAAATACTGAACAAATTTATATTTTAAACGATACTGAAACTAAAGAAGTTTTTTCTAAGTATCATAAACTTTACAAAGAAAGTATTGATTTAATAGATGAAGGTATTAGCGGGAAAATATCCAAGAAAATTTATAATGAAACAAAAAATTCAGCTGATGATATAAGAAATCTTAATTTGAAAGAAGAATATAAATCAGATCAAAACAATTTAGCATTAACTTTTGAATATTTAAATAAGTCAATGCAAGCTTATAATGATTATATTTATTTTCAAGTCAATAGAAGAGATAAATTTGATACGAGTTATAAGCATTGTTTAGATGATTATAATGATTATCTAAATAAATCACAAGCATATTACAGTTTAATAGATTAATTTCAAGAACACTTCGGTGTTCTTTTTTTATGCCTAAAAAAGGAGGTGAGAGCAAATGGCGGCAGATGGAAAAGTTGTTATAGAAGTTTTACTAGAATGTGATAAAGTAGAAGGCCAATTAAATGAACTTAAAAATGCTTTTGCGGATTTAGGTAGTGTTGGAAATGTATTTGGCGAAATGAGTTCTCTTGTAAATACATTTTCAAGTACTTTTAGGGCCTTAGAAAAGGTGGTAGGTCCAGTAGCGGCTGGTGTTGTCGCATCTATAACTACAATAGTAACTGCTTTTACAAAGTTATATGATGCAAGTAAGAAAAACTTCTTTGAAAATTTACAAAATATATCAGAAAAACTCCAGCCAATTGTAAGCATTGTTCAAAATGCTACAAGTACAATTTTAAATTGTTTTAGTCAAGTCACTGATTTTTCATTTGATTTTAGTTCGTTAATGGCAGATGCAATTGAATTTGAAAGTTCTATGGCACGAGTGTCAGCTATAATGGGTGTTGTTGGTGACGATATAGGTGTTTTAACTGAAACTACAAGACAATACGGAGCAACCAGTAGGTACACCAGTGTACAGGTAAGTGAAGCTTTTAGCTATATGGGTATGGCCGGATTTTCATTACAAGAGTCACTCGCGTCAATCCAAGATGTTTTAAATTTAACTACGATTGGAGCCACAGATCTCAGGCACAGCTAGTGATATTGTCACTGATGGGTTAACTGCACTATCGATGTCAGCATCTCAAGCCTCTAATTTTGTTGATTATATGGCTGCAGCTATTACTAGAAGTAATACTACTGTGGAATTAATGGGTGAAACAATGAAATACGCAGGTAGTGTTGCTGGTACTTTAGGCGTATCCATGGATGATTTATCAGTAGCTATAGGCCTTATGGCCAATAGTTCAGTGAAGGGAAGTCGTGCAGGGACTGCATTAAGAACATTGTTATCAAATTTAAGTGCTCCTACCGATTCAGTGGCAACTGCTATGCAAAAATATGGTATATCTCTTATTACTGCAAAAGATGGTTCTGTAGACTTGGATAAAACTTTAAGAAATTTAAGAACAAGTTTGAAAGGATTACCTTTAGTAGAACAAGCGGCCGCTTGTAAAAATCTTGCTGGTAAAACTGGTATGACAGGTCTTTTGGCTATTGTTAATGCAACTGATGAGGCTTATGATAGTTTAACTGCTAGCGTTCAAAACTCTACTCAAACAGTTTCATACTGGAATCAAAATTTAGGTGAAATGGGTATTACAGGTAAAGAGTGTAGCGATAGAATAGAAACATTGAAAGAGGTACTTGGTGAAACGGAATATCTAGGTGCAGCTTTTAATATGACAACTCAAGACATGGCACTTGCATTACAAGTTTTAGGCTCTAATGCAAAAGTAACATCTGATAATGTAGAGGATTTATTTAGTGTTTTAGATGCCATGAGAAATCCTACAAAATTTCAACAACAACAATTTAAAAAATTAGGACTAACTTATAGAGAAATTAATGATGATGCTTTTGACTATAGCGCTACCTGTGACATGATAAATGAGAATACTGTAGGTATAGTAGATAATGCTAAAAAATTAAATGGAGTTTTAAGCAAACAAGAAATAATTGATAAATTAAGCCCTAATATGTCTTTAAAAGAGGCAAATGCGGTACTAAAAGAATACGGATTAAATGCCAAAAGTGCATCAACTGGACAAATAGATTTAATAGCCAATTTAACTCAATTAAGAAATAAATTTAAAGGAATGGATGAATCTACTAGAGAAGCAACGTTGAGTAATTTAGGTTTATCTGATTCTTTAGATGAAATAAATGAAATCTGTAATTTATCTGATGAACAATTTAAAATGTATTGTGACAATTTAAAATTAGTTACAGGTTTATCAGAAAAAATGGCTGAAGCAATGGATGAAACTACTAAAAATAAATTATTAGTATTATCATCTGCTTTACAAGATGTTGCTATTGAAGGGTTTGAAGCATTAAAGCCAGCTATTCAAGGTGCATCTGAAAAATTAGCTAACTTTTTTAGTATTTGGAGAAGTGGAAATTCAAGTGGCGAAACCGAAAAGGGTCAAGCTTTATATACATTTGATAATTTAAAGAAGGCATTAGATAATTTACTAAATGATATAAAAAATGCAGATATTACAGGAGCAATACAAACAGCAATTTCTAAAGTAAATACATTTATAACACAAGGTGGATTAAGTAGAGTATTAGACATAGGCAAAGAAATTATACATCAAATTTGCCAAGGTATTATAAATAGTAGAGGCGATATAAGAGAAGGTATTTCAAGCGCAATCAAACAAATCTCTGAATTTGTTAGAGATGTAGCCCCAGAAATAGAAGAGGCCGGAAGAGTTATTTTAGATGCTATTAGAGATGGTATAAAAAATAATTCACAAGATATTCATGATGCTTTAGATGGAGTAGCATCTGTTATGAATTCTTGGATACAAGGTAGTGAAGAAATAAAATCATTGACTGGTAATTTTGCAGATATATTTATTGATAGTTTAATTGAAAATCTTAAATCTAGGACAGTCGGAAGGGCAAGTGAATTATGGAATGCAGCTACAAGTTGGTTAACACATTCCAAACCAGATTTCTCTAAAGGTTTGACTGGATTTTTTACAAAAATATCTGATTGGTTTACTGGTGAATCTTATGCTGCTGAAACAACTGGAAATGAAAAAGAACTTAGTACAAACAAGAAAAACAGTAAAAATAGCAATAAAATAAACAGTAAACTTTCTAGTATGGATGTTAGTGAAATAAAAGCTTTACAAACTCAATTAACAGCATTACAAACAACTGCTCAAAATGTTTCTAATTCTATTTCACAAAGTTTTACAAATATGCAAAATACTATGAGAACTAGTTTAGTTGGATGCGCCAATATAGCTAGAAATCAGTTTGTAAGTATAACTAATGTTGCAAGAAATCAATGTTTAAATGTGTCTAATATAGTTAGAAATCAATTTGTATCAGTTAGCAATATTATTAAAAATCAAGTAACAAATGCTAGAAATGCTTTAACAACACAAATGATTTCAATTAAAAATGTAACTAATACACAAATTACAGCAGCAAGAAATGCCGTTACAACTCAAATGATTTCTATGAAAAAGGTTATAACAACTCAAAGTAGGGAAGCAAGGAACAACTTTACTAGTCAAATGATTTCTATGAAGAATGTGGCTAGGACTCAATCTACTCAAATAGGCCAAGCAGTTGCTAGTGGTATGGCTACTGGTATTAGAAATGGTACTGCTAGAGCAGTAAGTGCTGCTAGAAGTCTTGTAAATCAAGTCAATGCTGAAATGAAAAAGACTGCTAAGATAAATTCTCCTTCAAAGATAACTACTAAATACGGTGAATATTTAGATGAAGGTTTAATTGAAGGTATGAAAAACAAATCTAAAGAATTATATTCAGTTGCTAGAAGTATAACAACAGAAATGAATGAAAATATGAAAGCAGCCGTTCATGGCGAAATTGCTTTATTTAATTTAAATGCTAGTAATAACAACGAAAGTAAAATTATTAATACAACTAATAATAATTTTAGATTAAGCGATGAAGATATTCAAAAATTAGCAGATGCTAATGCACAAAGACCAGTTTCAGTTGAAACGAAAGTAGGAGAAAGTACACTTGCTAAAACTATAGCTAAACCAATTGAAAATTTTAATAAAACTGATACTAAAAGATTAAATAGATTGAAGGGGGTAACAATATAATGTTCAAATTTAATGGCATAGATTTAGAGCTATATGTAAAAGTTATAGAAATTAGTAAGCCAATGATGTCAAGAACCAATTATTTTAAAGAAAATCCTTCAAGAAATGGAACAAGTTATCAGGGATACAAATATAATGACAAAGACATAGAGGTTAAATTTGACATAAAAGGTAATACGGATGCAGAAGTTCAAAATTTAGCTGATAGTCTTTGCTCTATTTTTGATGTTGACGAGCCAAAAGAATTAGTAGTTGATGATAATAAAAGAATTTACTTAGCAATTCCAAACGGAGATATAGATCAAGATAAAATTGCTAAGGGAATTAGGAGAATAAAAATGTCTTTTAGTTGTCCTATACCTTTTTCACACAACCCAACTGCAAAACTTTATAGTGGTGAAAAAACAATTGAAATTAAAAATGAAGGAAATGTAAGTACTCCTGGAATTGTAAATGTGGCTTTTGGAGGAGATGCTACCTATTGTCAAATTGACGGTGAAGATGGAAAAGCAGTTTTAATTGGTGAATATCCATCATTGATGAACACAAAAGTAGAAACATCTTCTGTTGTTGTTGATGAAAATTGTGAAACCACTTCAAGATTTGTATCTGTAAACGGAGAAGTTGATGCAAATAGAAGTATCACAGGTACTATACAACCAAATGCAAGTGGTAGTAGCTGGTGCATTAAAGCATCTGATTATGGCACTGGTGAAAAGTGGCATGGTCCCGCATTACGTTACAATTTACCTTCTAATTTAGCTGATTTTGATTGTAAAATGGAATTATATCATGATTCATCAGGAAAACTCGAATACAATGAAACTTATTCTACTGAAGAATCATCTCGTTATAAAGTTACGGTATCTTTACTTAATATGAGAGCAAGCAGAACTACCAGTTCTGCTATTCTTACTCAGATGAAAAGAGGTACATATTTAAACATCATACAAGTTGTGGATGGATGGCTAAACACAACATATAATGGCAAAACTGGTTGGGTAAAAATATCTGCTGGACTTACTAAGGTAACTACTGTAAGTACAACTTATTATACAACTGATGAATTAAATTTAAGAGCAGGTCGTGGTACAAATTATAGAATTTTAACTGTTATTCCTAAAAATAAACCTTTAATCGTTTACACAAATACAAAATCTGGCAATTGGGTACAAGTAAAATATAACGGAATAACAGGATATGTTCATACTAAATACATAATCGAAGGGAATAAAGTACAAATAGATACTGATGAAGAGTTTGAAACTGCAGAAGATAAATTAGGAATAATCGAGATTTATGGTTATGATCAAGCTGGTAATAAACTTTTTAAAGCAATGCTGTGTGATGAAAATGAATATTATGAATCAACATATCCACTAATTCAAGTAGGAAATGTATATTTTTTACAAGATTTTTCTTTTAGCGTTCCAAAACCAAAACAAAGTACTACTTCATCTGGTAGCGATGATAATCTAACTGTAACTATAAAAAATCTAAAAAGTGGTAAATACGGAAATTGGAATGAATTTAGAGGTTATTTTAGAATAGTTCGAGATAAAAATGAATGGTATGCAGAAATTGTAAAATACAATTCTCAAGGCAATGTAGAAAGAAGTTTACAAAGCAAAAAAATTAAGAGTGAGAATTATCCTACAGGATTTTTAAATCACATTGTCATTTATTTTGCAAAATATGCAGATAAAGAAGTTGTTGATACAATGACCTTTAATCGATTACTTATAAAAAAATTAAGTGAAACAACACAAGAAGATACAGACATTATAAGATTTAAACAAGGAGATGAACTTCAAGTAGATTTTGCAAATAATGAAGTATTAATAAATAATATCAAAAATATGGAATATGTTAATGTTGGAAGTAGTTTTTTTGAAATCCCTCCTGGCTCATTTACAATGAAAATCTCTTCTGATGCTAGTATTACAAGTTCTATTATTTTTAATGAAAGGTGGTTGGATTAGTGGAAAAACTGGTAACAGAAATTTATATTTTAGACAGAAAAAAGAAAATAATAGATGTTTTATCTAATAATGGGACTAATCCTTCTAGTCCTTTTTTTGATGATCTTTTTACAATGTATTTAGATACAGGAGCCGATACCTTTGAATTTTCTACTATTTTTAATGAAAGAACTAGCAATATAGAAAATGGGTATTTTGTTCTTTTTAATTTTAAAAATAATTTTAAATTATTTCAAATAATGAATTCAAAAAACGAACATATTAATGGAATACTTATAAAATCTTGCTATTGTGAAACTATTGGTCTTGAACTTATAAATAAAGTAGTAAGAAAATCTACAATAGACGGAGATGTATCAACTTTTTTTTCACTAGTCTTACAAGATTCAAGTTTTGAATTAGGCTATGTAGATTCTACCATTACTGATTTTAAAAGTGTAATCATAGAAAAGCCTACACCTATATATACTGTAATTCAAAACAATCTTGCAACTTATAATATTGAAATTGAGTTTACTGTAGAAATAAAAAATAATAAAATAAGCAAACAATATGTAAATATATATAGAAAAAGAGGGAAAAATACACATGCTCGATTTGAATATTCTACTAATGTGGATAATATAAAAAAGACTGAAGATTTAACTGATTTCTGTTCAGCATTAATAGGAGTTGGAGCAAATGGTATAGATTTTAAAGATGTGGAATGGATAAAAAGCAATGGTAATCCAACTGATAAGCCTTTAAATCAAGATTTTGTTGTAGATGAAACTGCACATCAGTACTTTCACAATGATGATGGAAGCTATATTACAGGAACATATGAAAGCAATGCAAATAATTCTGCGGATTTACTAGACGAAACATGGAAAGAACTACAAACCAGAAAGCAACCTAAAATAGATTATGAAACTAGTATTGTTTTATTTAATGAAGATATTGATATTGGAGATACAGTTTATGCTATAGACCATGAATATACACCTAATTTATATTTAGAGGCTAGAGTTAGTAAGCTAGAAATTAGTTTTACTGATTGGCACAATAAAAGCAAATGTACTCTATCTAATTATAAAGAGGTAAAAAGTAAAATATTGAATTTATCTAATACTGACGATATTTTTGGAGAAATTTTAGAATTTTTAGGTGGAATAGGTGTAGGAAAATTAACCGATAAAGATATTGCTAAAATTCAAGAATATCTTAATCAAATGGGTTTAGAAAAAAAAGAAATTGATGAATTATTTGAAAAAATATATGATATTATTGACCCTCCACCAAAACCGCCAACTGGAGATGAGGACAAATATGAGCCTATTTATTTAACTACTTACAAAAATGGTGTTTGGGTTGGTGATGATAGATTTTATGATATAAAACATTCCAACACTGTATCTAATGTAGATTCAGAAAATGATCAATACACTCAAGCTTTATCACTGTATCAACAATATAATATTGGTAAAAAGCAAAATAGCTCATATCTTGAAAATGTAATGGCTAGTAGCAATCAATATAAATTATATGTTATGGTTAACTATTATAGTAATAAATTTGGTTTAGATCCTCAATTGATATATGCTGTTATTATGGGAGAATCTAGCGGCAATCCATCTGTACATGGACAAAGCGCTGGAAGTGGTTATGGATTATTTGGAATAGAACGTTCAGTTTTTTTTCAAGGATTTAAAGGTACAAAAGCAACAACTATAAAATATTTAGATGGAACAAGTGAAAGTTTTTATCCAAGTACATCTAATATGACTCCAGGTAAAGGCGGAACAACTATAATTAGTGGAGTAACAGTAGATAAAAACATATCCAATCAAATTAAATTAGGTTGCCATTTACTTAGACAAGCTATTGACACTTGTCATGGTAATATTTTTGCTGCACTTGTTTCATATAATATGGGTATAGGTTCACTTTATTGGATTATAAGCAAATATGTTTGTAATACTTACAACTATACATTTGTAGATACTTATAGTTTAAGTAAACAATCTAATCAAGTACAAACTAAAGTTTATGAAGAATTAGATAGTTTAAAATTTAATTTTGCTGCTTATAGGCAAGTTTTTAAAGATACTAAAGGATTAGGTACACCAACAAATGTTGAAGGTTACTTGCAATGGTATAAAATTGTAAATGGTCAATTACCTTATTATAAAGATAAAAATGGCGACAAATTAGGTTATGGAGTGGGAAAATCTACACCTAAAGCCCAAGCTCAATTAAGCTCAACAGACACTAGAAATAAAATAGTGGAAACAGCAAAAACAATTGTATCACAACATGTAGATTTAAAAATTGCAACTTATGACCAATCATATAGAACTTGGAATTTTAAAAAACCTAATAAACGTAGTGGTACATTTTGGGGAATAAAAAATCCAATTTGTTATGATTGTTCTTCATTTGTTAGTTGTTGCTATGGAGAAGCTGGAGTGTCTAGTTTGTTTCATAGCGATACTTTATGTGCTGCAGGGACACTCGTAAAATATGCAACGGCAAAAGAAGGATATAAAATGTGGAAAGTTACAAATGCGAGTTTATCAGAGGCAAAGCCTGGTGATGTCGTTATGGATGCTGATTTTGTAGTTACTTCTAGTAATTGCAATAAAACTACAATGACGAAATATAAAGCAACACATCATACTATGATTTATATTGGAGATGGAAAAGTAGCACATTCTTCACAATGGGCATATTGGCCAAATGCAATAAAGATATCTAATATTAGTTATTATATCAATAAAGGTACAGCATTTTTCTTAAGACCTTATGATTTAGCAGAAATTGATAATATAACAAATACGGAAACACCTCCAGTTGAAGAAACAGATTTTAACGAAGTATATATAAAAGCGCTTAGATTAGCAAATGCATATGATTTTTATAATAATAATAATCTTCTTACTCAAGTAAAAGGTTTTTACAGTGATGATAATAAAGTTTATCCTGATGTTACGCCATATATACTTATACATTTTGGCATAAATGATTTAACACAAAAAGGCATAGATGGTATAAAAACATTAGCTATTATTATGAAAAATAAATATAGAAATACTCCTGTATTTATTTTAAAAGAGTTACATGTTGGAACTGTTTATGCAAACTATGAAACAGTAAATACAAGTATAGATGAATTCAATGCTCAATTAAAAACATTTTGTAATGAAGAAGACAATATATTCTTTTTAGACATTTCTAGCGATGTTGAAACTTACACAGGTGTTTTAAATTCAGAATATACAACTGATGGATATAGATTTAAAGATGATACTAGTAAGATGGTGTTTTATAATGCAATAGTAAGCAAGCTACTATCAACACCTATAGGTTATAAAGAAAAGAGTAATACAGGAAGTTCTAGTGAAGAAAATCCTGACACTTCTATAGATGCCACAACTGTGTCAATAGTTATGCAAGCAAATAAAAAATATACCTATGGCATTGTAAAAGAACTTACATTTTTATTACCAACAGTAGTTGCCGATTCATTTTATAGTAGAATTATTTTCAAAACACCTAAAGATTCTGAACCTATAAAATATTCTCAGTCTAAAATAGTTTACTTACAAGGAACTGATTGTATAAATGGACAATTAATTCCTAAAGCAGATACTACTTATAATATAATTGTAATGCCAAATGCAAATAAAGAATTAACATCGGAAAAATATTATGGATCTGTTACTGGAATAAGCAATGGTGGAAGCTATAAAGAATTTACTACATTTGTTGGCGGAGCTAAAGTATCTGAAATAGCTCAAACATATTTAAATCAAACTGGTTTAAGATATGGAGAATTCTCTTTTAAAATTAACTTAGAGCCAACAAATTTTCCGAATAATATGAGCGGAAATTTAAATAAATGGTACGATTCTAGTGTAAATAAAGCAAATATAGATGGTAGTTCTCTAGTGATGCTTGCTTATTTAGGCATAACTTATGAAAATAGTGCTTATAATAATCATTCTTTAAAAAAATTAGTTAAAAACACCAATCATAGTTGGACATTTAAATTTCCACGTATAGCATCAGAACAAGCTAGATATTGTATTCAAAAAGGTTGGGTTCTAAATGAGGCTGATTTAACTAATTTTACGAATTTAAAAGCAGGAGATTTATTATTTTATGATAGTGATACTTTTGATAATGAAAGATTTATGAATATATCACATGTTGCAATTTGTGTAGGTGAAGTAGACGGAGTTATGTCTTTAATAGAAGCAACTATCTGTGAAAATGGAGTAAGAGTTAAATCTGTTGAATCTACTACTTCAGACAAATTATTATTTGTAGCTAGACCAAGAATATTATCTTAAGGAGAGTGGTTATTATGAACAAAGAAACGGTAACTAGAGAGTATAATAACTACTCTGATAGTTATAATGCTTTATTTAATATACTTACTAATGTGATAGCAAACAAAGAAATAAAACAGGATGATGTATATGATTTAGAAGAGGCACATGCATCTTATGTTAATAATGCTGAAATTATAAGGACAGCATTAAATCAAGAAGATGAAAATATTGCGACAGATAAGCTTGAAAAAAGTAAAGTTATTACAAAAGAAACTATTTTAGATCTTCTAACAGAAGGTGGTACAAGAAATATATTCTATCAAGGCAATGATGGAGAAATATTAATTGATGGTCAAGGTGTACCAGCTCTTGTTTTATTAGCAAAGAAATTGAATTTAATAGCAACAGATGGAGAAGATGAGTCAAGTATTACATTGACACCTACATTTATACAATTGTTAGCAGCTAGTGATATACTTCTAGGAGCAAATAATATAAAACTTGAAGGTTATACCACTATTAATGGTGGCTTTAAAATTGATGAAAATGGCAATATGGAAGCTAATGATGGAAAATTTAAAGGTAATATAGAAGCTACAAGTGGGAAAATATCTTCAGACTTAGAAGTAGATGGTCTTAATGTATCAGGAACATTAACAGCAGATGCATTAAATGTTAGACAACTTAATTATTTTAATAACGGAATTACATCTGATATTAGTCTTACAGTTGATACATCTATAACAGATACTCCAAATATATTTGAAAATAACGGCAAATTTAATTCCTTACAAAGAGCAATTGAATCTATTCCAAAAAATCTTAATGGATATACAGTAAGTATAGCAGTTAATTCAATATTGTATGAAAATATAACTATTAAAGGATTTAATGGTGGAACTTTATACGTTCTGTTTAATAAAAATAATTACGGCAATATACTGGGCCATAATTGTGGAGCAGAAATATTATTACAAGGAACCGGAACAACTACACAAGTTTTAGTCAGCAATTATAAAACTACAGGAAATGTAAACATGCGTACTGGTGGAGATACTTCTTATAATATCGTTCAAACAGTCCCTTCTGGAGCAGTATTATTATTAACTAACTTCAACAGCAACGGATGGGGATACACTACATATAACGGAAAAAGTGGATGGATGAGTACAAATACAAGTTATATGGTGAAAGAAGAAGTATATCAAACAAGTGGAACATCTACAGCTATACAACCAAGCGAATTACTAGCCCAAGACGGTAAAAACTATGCTGTGGTATTTCGCAATTGTCCTTATGCAGCTTTATTTGATTTAGAGGTGTATGGCAAAACTGGCAATGCGTCAAATTATGCAGTAGGTGGAATAAGAGGCTCTTATGTAGATTTGGAAGGTGTAAAAATATGTGGTAGCGAAAATGGAGTTGTTGCAGAACGCGGTGGCCGTGTGTTTGAATCTAACACTACAGGTAAAGTTAATGGAATTGCTCAAAATGCTAATTGTAGTGGCTCTATTTATATACAAGATGGTACAACCATAAATGGTACAATATCTAAAGATAGTTCTTCTCAAGTTATATATTCTGAATCTGGGGCAATAAAGGATACAACAAGTAATGTTGGAACAAATAACAATACTACAACTGCCACATCTACCGTTACTATAACAAGTACAGGTGCAGATACTTATAGAAGTACAATGTATAATAATTACAAACAAGACAATACTTCACGCCAGGGCAACTATGGTTGGGGTGATTGTAACGGTTTGTGGCTATTTGGTTCTAAGTTCACACAGCTTAAAGGTAAAACTATTACTAAATTAACTGTAAAGGTTAATCGTATACAAGGCGGTATATATGGTAATGTAACTGCTACATTAAAAATGCATGCTCATGAAACAAAACCATCAGCTATGCCTACATATACAAGTGGTTGGAGTGCATCTATAACTACTCCAATAAATACAAGTAAGACAATAGAAATTACAGATGCAACAGTATTAAATGCTATTAGTGCTGGAACATGTAAAGGATTCGGTGTTCAAGGAGCATATGATTCTAATCATTATGCAGTATTTGATGGTAATTGTACAATAACAGCAACTATACAAGGATAAGGAGAGCTAAAATGAAAGAAATTTTGAGAGATTATACAATTGACTTTGATCTAATAACAGGAAAGATATCTTCAGACTATCTTTCTTTTTTTATTACAGATAAAAATGTATCAACTTTATTCGTAAAATTAAAAGCAATTAATAACGATAATATTGTTGCTTATCTAAAAAATTCAGAAGTTACTAATCACAGTTTAAATTTAAAAGTTAAAAAACCTAAAACTGGAGAAACAGTTAATAAAACAGGTAAAAAAATTCAAGGTGAAGATGATGAAATTGCTATATTTAGATTTGATTTAGAAACTAAATTTACAAATCAAGCTGGAGATTGTAACTGTGAATTGTTTGATACTTTTATAGAAAACAGTTTAGAAAAACTAGTAAGTAGTAAAACTTTCCCTTATACAGTTTCACCAAGTGCTACTGCAGATGCTACGCCTGAAAATCCTAATCCTGGAACAGGTGGAACAACAAGTATTACATATGATGAGACAAACGAATTATTAGTGTTTAATTCGGTTACTACTGAAAATGAGTTAACAACAATCTAGGAGGTGGTTTAAATGGCAGATAATGAAAAATATGCATGTGGATATAAAAACTCACAAACAGGTGAAATTGTATACTATAAGGATAAAGATGCACGTTCGCAACTTAAAGATATTGCGAACATAGTCAGCTTATTTCAAGGTGATAATGACACGATAAAATTACAAAACGCCATCAACTATGTACACGAAAATGGCGGAGGGAATATAATAATTGACAAAGATATTAACTTGGTTGATACTATAATAATAAAAGATAATGTTAATATTTATAGCAAAAAATCAAAGATAGTATCAAACACTGACAAAATACCCATTATTATAAAAGGAAATAATGTTTCAATGAATGGTATTACAATAAATTGTAATAAGATTTCTAATGTAGGTATTTATGTGGATAGTTATATTAGAAATATAAATATAACTGAATGCGAGGTTTTTAATATTGATACTGAAGCAGAAGCATACGGCATATATATATCATCATATGGATGTAGTAATATAAAAATACATAAATGTAATGTACATGATATAAAAAGTACTGCTGATGGTGTTACTGCCGTAAGGGGTGGAGGCTGGAGTAAAGGAATAATAATAGATAGAGCGGAATATGTAAATGGAGATGTATCGAAAGGCAAAGATTTGAACACAAAAGGTATAATTATTAGTGAGAATATAATTGAAAATATTTTTCCGTATGAAGATGGTGAAGCCATTTATATTGAAGGTAATTCTATAAAAAACATAGTGAATGCAAAAATAATAAACAATACAATTAAAAATTTCGGCAAACGTGCAATAAAAATTTTACCTTGTTCGGAAATAATAATTTCAAATAATTATATAGAAAATAACTTAGAGGATTATAATTTTTCTTTTATAAGTTTCTTTGCTACTAATATCACAATATCTAATAACAGATGTATAAAAACAAATAATTATATAGAAAATGGGATAGAAATTGGATACGACTATGATACTTACATTATAAATGAAGAAGTTGGAAATATAATTATAACAAATAATAATTTAATATGTGGAAATACAGGAACAAATTATGGGATAATATTTAAACATAAACAAATGACAACATCTTGTATTATTTCAAATAATAATATACAAAATGTTAGATATGGGATAGCTTTAAAAACCTCTAATATAATTAAAAATATAAATATAAATAATAATATATTCAATAATGTAACAGGTACTGCTATTTATAATAGGTCAAATTTAAGTACGTTGACAGTTGATGGAAATATAATTACTGGTAATATGTTAAGTAGTGCCATTGATATAAATATTGATGACAGTTTGGAAAATAAAAAAATTGAATATATAATAATACAAAACAATTTTATAAATAAAACAGATTATGCAGGTATATCAATATCTTATGGAGATACAATAAAAATATTAAATAATAACTTTTATTGTAATGTTGATAGTGTTTATATAGATACTGAACATGTGACTAATTATTATGTGCAAAACACTATAAACTTAAAAAATAATAAATTTTCAAAATATGATACTTTCAAAGAAGATTCTAATTTAATTCTTATAAATGAAATTAATACTACATTAATTATACCAACTATATTATCTAAAATTATAATTGTTAAATATTTAATTGCTAATACAATAGATAATATAGTTGCAAACAATGGAACAATGATTGTATTGACAACTTCGAATGGAGATTTAACTATAAATAATAGTTCTGACATAGCTTTAAAAAATTCAACTAACGTAACTTTAGCATTCCAACAATCTATAACACTGATAAGATTAGATAATAGATGGATAGAAATATCAAGGAATTTTTAATCCTCATAGATTCAAGAAACTACTAATTTATATTACTAATAATTATTTATCCTTTATGATAGGTAAATTTCCAAAGATAATAAAATATTATTATCGTTCATTAGTTCACAATTTAAAAATATTGTGTACATTTACACACACTTACACACCTTAATACATATTAACATATAACAAAGAAGGTAAATTAAAAGATCTAATAGACACTGAATAAGTGTCTGTTTTTTATTAAGGAGGAATAATATGGATAAATTCCTAAATGATGATTATTTATGCGAAATATATAAAGGGTCTAGTTTTTTTGAAAATGGAATATATGTGTATTATGATAATGCTAAAGGGATTGATAAGAACTTAATACATCCATGTGGGTGGGATTTTATAAGTTTTAATAATTTAAATGAAGAGTATCCAAATTATAGTATATACAATTATATATTTAGAATAGAAGACATATCTAATGGCGTATATTCTCCGCATCCATTAGAAGATTTAACACTAGAAGAAATTTTAGAAATAGTAGGTAAAGATGGGTGGAGTTTTGATAAAAACAACGAATGGATAGTTGCAGACGAATAAAAGAGTTTGAATTTAGTTCGCAATAATGTGTATAAAGATGTGCGTACAACTTCAAACCATTGAAAATACTTAATCAAAAGGGTAAATAGATACCGTAAACGAAATAAAAAGATTGCGAACCTATTTTACCAAGTAAATACCAAGTAAGATCATAAGAGTAGCTAAATCAATAGCTACTCTTTTTTATTAAAAAATTATAAAAAGTGTAATCTTTTCCATACTTTTGCATAGAATTAAGTAAAAGGAGGTTTAGATTATGAAAAATAATAAAACCGTAATCCAATTGAGTTTTAAAAATAACATGGATGATAAACTTTTATTATCGTGGCTAGAAGATAAATTTGCAGAATACGGTAATAAAAGTAATTATATAAAATACATTCTTAGAAAAGAAATGCTAAAAGAATCAAATGAGTTTGCTCAAAAAGTCAAATAGAAAAGCAAGTCCGAACCAAAATAATGCTTCACTCATTTTTATCACCTCGGTCAATTCATATTTTAATTATTATTTTAAACAGGAAGGAGATTTTTATACATGAAATCTTATAGTTTTAAGGAATATAAGTTAATATCAGAAAATGATTGCACTTTAATTGAAAAATTTCTTAATAACTTAAAGATGAATAAAAAAGAATACAAAAGAATTATTGTTTTAATAGCTATTTTTATGAATAAGAATTTAATTTCTTATTGTATAACTACAGAAACTGAAATATCAAACGTAGCTACTCAAATCCTTAGTTTATTAATGGTCTTTGCTAAATATGGTTGTATGTGTATGGGAATAAAAAGCATTATAGAAAATGCTTTACAAGGGGCAGATTTTAAGCAAGCAACAACATCTGGAATACAATATTTCCTAATTTATATATTATTAAGTTTTTATCCGAAACTTTTTTCAATGATTAGATTTTAGGAGGTATTGATATGGAAGAAAAATTAAATCAAGTTATAAATATTTTAGATAATTTCTTACATCCGATAGAATTTATTAAAGAAACTGGATATGAGCTTTTAGTTGCTATACAAAATCTATCTTTTGATATATGCCTTATAGCAGGCTTTATAGCACTTTTATTATATGTATTTGGGTATAAGAAAGGTAAGAGATGGGCATTTATGATACCTTGTATATATATTATCCTTAACATAGTTATAGGAGCAATTACTCATGCTTAAAAGTATTCCTATAGCAAAATATTTTGAGATACAAAATCAAGAATATGTATATCTTAAATTAATACCAAGTAAATCAATTAGGAATAATAGGACTTATTCTATATTGGAACTTGTAAATAAAATGTATATCAATCTTAATAAGCTCATAAAAATAGAAGATAATAAATTAATTATAAGAACGCAATTAAAAGCTAGTTATTATATTCACATAACAAAAGAAAAAATTAATTTTTACTTTATAGTTCCTAAATTATTTTATTCTAAATTTAGAGTAAAGTTTAAAGAAATTTGGAAATCAGTAGAAATAAAAGAAATTAATTCGATACCGATTATAACTGGATCACGATATCAATTAATCTATAAAAATAAAGATTTTCTATCTACTTCTACAGATATGAGGAATAACGATTTGTTATCAGCAAATATGTCTGCTATAGAACTATTACAAGATGGAGAAGAAGCAGGAATATTATATAATTTTATACCTACTTCAGAAAAACAATGTAATTACTTTAAATCTACTTGCCAGAAGTTTATTAAGGAATATAAGAATACAAATATAAAATATGCATCAAATGCCGTAGCTAATGTAGTTATTAAAATATTGTCCTATAGCATAGATTTTATTAATTCTACTTTAAATTTCTTATTTGATGTAAAACAAGTGGATAAACAAGTTAATTTCAACAAACTAAGTAATAATACAAATAAGAAGGCTACTTCTGATATATGTAAAACGCAAATTATACTATCTGGTAAGGCTAAAACAATCAATAGAGAAAAATCTATTATAGATACGATATCAAATTCATATTCAGTTATATCAGATGATAATGAATTTATATGTAAGAAAATAAAAAGAAATATAAGGACCTTAAATACATCTGTGTATGAGTGTAGTAATTTTATAGCACTTCCAGGAGCTGATATAATACAACAGTTTCCACAAATTAACCATAATAGAGTATATAATAAAGATTTTCCTAAATGTCTAGCTACAGGAGATATATTAATTGGAAATTCTATAAAAAATACGCCTGTATATTATTCTACGGACAAAGAAATAAGTAGACTTGGAAGAGTTCTTATGGGAGGTATGGGATGTGGCAAAACTTATTATATGCAAAATCTAGCTAAATCTATAATAGCAAAAGGAGATGGCCTTGTGGTATTAGATATAATAAGAGATTGCAGTTTAGCAGAATCTATTAAACAAGTAACTCCGAAAGATAAATTAATAGAAATAGATTGTAGTAACCCTGAACAATTACAAGGATTTTGCTATAACGAATTGATATGTAATAGTAGTGATAAGTATAGAAAATTAGCTAAATGTATGGAAAAAGGTACACAATTACACATTTTACTTAACACTATTAATTCTGATACTAAATTAACTCCTAGAATGTTACGTTATTTTTATGCTGCTTGTACCGTAGTATTTTATAAGAATATTAATGCTAGTTTTAAAGAAATAATAGAGGTGTTATTATATCCTGATGTACGTAAGAATCTCTTAGAAAGTCTTTCAGAAGTTGAAAAAAAGTTATTATCAGATGAAATTAAAGATTTATGTGACTTAGATAAAGTTAATAAGAATGGAACTACTGAAAATTATGATAGTAAAATAGACGGTATAATAGATAGAATAAGCATGTTAAAAACTAATCTATATACAAAACTAGCATATAATACACCAGGAAATAATAATATAGACTTTGTAAAAGCATTAGATCAAAATAAAGTGATTATTATAAAAGCTAGAGAAGAAGATTTTACAAATAGAAATATTAGAGATTTAATAGCTACATTTTATCTTTCTAAAGTATGGTTAGCAAAACAAATAAAAGCTAACACACGCACAGAAATATTTATAGATGAAATTAATTTATTTCCTACAGCACAAATTATCTTACAAGATATTCTTACAGAATGTAGAAAATATTCTTTTATTCCTACTATAAGTTTACATTTTTTAGATCAATGTAGTAAGAAATGTAAGAATGCTATTTTAAGCAGTGGATGCAGCTTTTTATTACTTGCTGGAGCTGATGTAAAATGTTTTATTGAACTTAAGGAATTATTTAATAAGGAAGGATACACAGAAACGGATTTACTAGAACTAAAAAGATATCATGCTCTTTGCCTTATTAGAAATGAAGATAATGTATATGCTGCATTTGTGGTAAGATTACCAAAATAAAAGGAGGTTATCCCTCCTTATTTTTATGTAAATTTATATAAAAATATATAAATTCCTGTGCTAGATAAAAATACACATAGTATACCTAAATTGCTATAAACTTGATATAACCGCTCTACGTTTATTACGGTCGCTGTCGCTACTTCATAAACGCTTCGCATATCATAGCATATGCAAAATGTACTTTAAATTATTCCTTTTTAACTTAATTTTAACAATCATATAATAAAATATTTTTGAATTTGAAAATTTATTGACAAATAAAAAATAACTCTATAAATTTTTATTAGGGTAAAATACTTTTAGATAGTCTATTTTTTACTTATTTTTAATTTCTTCTATTTTAATTATTTTTCAGAGGGCCTATTATTTGGCCCTTTTTACTTTAAGGGGGTGATTCCAATGTGGAATTAAGATTCATTTGATTTAAAAATTGAATTTTAAATACTATATATTGTATAAATTTATTTAAAAAAACGTATTTCTTATTTAAAATATTAAAATGTTTACATATCTATATATGGAATACAGCAATGTATTCCTTTTTTAAAATTTATTTTTAGAGGTGTTTTAATATGAAACTTAATATAAAAGTTCCCGAAGGTGTTCAAATAGAGCAAAGAGAGATTGAAGCTTATATAAAACATATAAAAAAGCATTATCCAAATAGAGATATTGAATATTTAGATATTAAAATAAACGATAATGGATATGTTGATTTAGAATATAAATTAGTTCCAGTTTCTTTTGAAAGAATAAGAAGAATAACAGGGTATTTAACAGGTGATACAAAAACATGGAATAACGCAAAAATGGCAGAATTAAACGATAGAACAATACATATATAATATTCTAATGAAAGAGAGGATTTTATATGCAAACAGAAATAATTGTTGCTATTATAGCATTTATTGGAACCTTAGTAGGTTCTTATTTTGCAAATAGTAAGACTACCGCGGTAATGCAAGAACAAATAAAAAGCTTAAAAGAAGATATAAACACTTTATCAACTCGAGTTGATAAACATAATAATTTAGTAGAAAGAATGGCAAAAGTAGAAGATTCAACAAAGTCTGCACATCACAGAATAGATCACTTAGAAGAATAGGAGGTTAATTATGATAGATTTAAATGTTATTAATAGTTATTTAGTCATTGGAGTTGTATTAGGTTGTTGTGGAATAGGATATGTTATAAAAACTAGCTTTGACTTTATTCCTAATAAGTATATTCCTTTCATAATGGCTGTATTAGGTGTTGTATTAAACATAGCAATATCTAAGTCATTTGATATGAATGTTTTCTTAGGAGGGCTTTTAAGTGGGCTTTCTAGTGTAGGATTGCACCAAAGTTTCAAGGCTTTAATTGAAAATAAATAGGAGATGATATAATGTCAATAGTAAAACCAACAATAGTTGAAAAATGGCAAAAGAAAAACAAATATGGTAGACCTGGAACTCCATTAAATTACACAAAAGTAGCAATTCACTATACTGGTGAAGCAGATGTACCAGGTTATAAGACTGTATCTTATTTTAATAATGTAGTTGCTAACGGGTACAAAATTAATGGAAAATATATATATGCTAGTGCTCACTTTGTTATAGATCTTGACGGTACTATCTATCAGTTAATACCTACAACTGAAAAATGCTATTGTACTAATAGTGCAAATGATTATGCAATAGGAGTCGAAGTTGCAACAACAGGTTCTGATAATCATTATACAGATGCTACATATAAATCTATGGTATGGTTATGTACTTGGTTATGTGCTAATAAAGGACTTAATCCTAAAAAGGATATAATTAGACATACTGATGTAGTTGGTCGTGCTTATAAATTATGTCCAATTTACATGGTTTTAAACGAAGATAAATATGAACAATTTAGATTGGATTGTTATAACCTAAAAGCAGGCAAAATATCTGTTAATCAAATAGTTAATTGTACGAATGGTAAAGGTAAGGTTACAATAGTACCTACTACAACTACAGGTAATAACAAAACATTATATGTTAAAATACTACAAGATATAAACATGCATAGTAAACCAGACTTTACAAGCAAAAGCGTAATAGGGGTTGTTACAAAAGGTGGAGTTTATACTGTAGTAGAAACTATAAAAAGAACTGGAACAGATATGTATAAATTAAAATCAGGAGTATATATCACTGCCAGCCCAAAATATGTAGAAGTATTTGAAAAATAATTCTATCGGACGCGACCGATAGCGACCGATAATATTAAAAGCTAGGGGATACTCTCCTCTAGCTTTTTTATTTTAGACAGCAAAAAACCACTCAAATGCCGATAAGAGTGGTTTAAACTAAAAACTTTTAATCTTAAGGAACTATCACTCTAATGCAAATAGAATGTAGTTCTCTTTCCCCACTTAAATGACGATAAGAGTGGTTTAGACAAATAAATGTTTTTATCATTTTTCAAAGGACTATCACTCTAGTGCAAATAGAATGTAGTTCTCTTTTCCCTACTCAAATCGTCCAAAGAGTGGTTCGCATAAATAATAGTTAATACTTCAAGAACTTCCACTCTACTACCAATAGAATGTAGTTCTTATTTAAAAACATCTTATGTTTTTGTTAAACCTCCTGTAATACCAACATTCTCAAATTTAACAATATAGTATTTACAATACTTTAGGACGTTTTTTCCAGTTGAAATAATTTTAGATGTTTTTACCCACATAAGTGGGGCGATGACAAGTAATTGCAATAATTACAAGTCTTTCCGAGTGATATTCCGATTGGAAAAATCCTCAGACTTAGGACGCGCAATCGCCCTCATATTGTTTTTATTAAATTTTTCTTTATATTTACATTATACTATATTGACAGTCAATTGACAAGTAAATAATTGCTATTTATAATAAAAATATATATAAATTTGTTGTAAAGTGAGGTGGAATAAATGGCAAGACCTAAGTTAACAAATAGAGTGGTACCCAATAGTGCAGTTGATAAAGAGTTGTATGGTTGGCTTAGAGAATATTCAAAGGAAACAAGTATTCCTATTAGTAGGCTACTTGATAAGGCAATTAAAATGTTAAAAGAATCGGTTGAGAATAAACAAAAAAGCTAAGGCTATCTGAAACCTTAGCTTATCTTTTTAATCAGGCATTTCTTCTTCCATTTTAAGAAGACTTTCTCTTACAATTCTTTGGTCTTCATCTTCTTCTATTTGTTCTGTATTTTTTATTTGTTTAGCAACTTGTGAAACATCACCAAGAGTTACATTAACTTGTATATTATTAAAGTCAATTTGCTTTAGGATATTCCATTCGCTTAATATTACTTGTATTGCATCATTTCTGCTTGATAAATCTCTTTCTGCTTGAAACTTGCTTATCATATCCCAAAAATTTTCTTCTATATATACTGTACTTGATTTTTTTGCCATAATTAATCACCTTTAAAATTTTAATTTTGCAAACTTAAATAATCCAATTGCAGTAGCCATTTGAGAATTATCAACTCTATCAAAGTCATCAGAAGGTTCAAGATTTAAAGAAGTTCCACCTGCTAAATATAACTTCATTTCATCTTTGTTTATCCAATTTTCTTCTACTATTTGATTTACTTTTTCAGAACCTAATTTATATGCTTTCTTTTTAAGTAGATCATAATCATCAGAACTATCTATTTCGTTTACACTTTTTGCAATTCCACTTGCCATTAAATTATCTTGTATTATTTTTAGCATTGTACTATTTCCGTATTCAACAGTATTAGATAATCTGTCATTAAATTGGAAACCTTTATCAAAATATGATAGTTCCATAGTTCTGAAACCAACGTTAACAAGTCCTACTGGCTTATCTTTATTTACCTTTCCATTAATAGCATAGTATAAAGCCGCATCGCCCTCTCTAGCGATTGTTACATCTTCTATAAATATTTTCTTAGTTGCATTTGTTATATTGTCTTTTATAGTGATTGTTTCGCCTTTATATGTATTTACTATGTCAGCTAATACTGATTTCTTATAGTTTTTATATGGTACTCCAAATACTACTTTTACAGTATCTTTTACTGCTATATCGTTTAATGCTGATGCAAATAATATCTTCATAGTATCACTTGTTTTTGAATCTTGTGAATTTCTTATAGAAGAATAAGATTCTCTTTCTGCTAATAAACCAACGAAATAGTCTTCACCTTCTATATTTAAGTATTTAGGTTTTTCGTAATTTTCAAAGTCAACTTTACCTGAACGTCCATCACCATATACTGACTTAAATATTGTTTGTTTTGCCTCTCCATCTACTTCTGTATAAGCCTTAATGTAACCTCTACCACCATCAAAGCCTATAAATTGAACATCTTTTTTAGCCATATATAAATCCCTCCTAATGTTAGTTGATATTTTAATAATATCTTAATTAAAGTATATGATAAAAAAATATAAAAGTCAATAAAATAGTTTAAATATTAATAACATCTTAATTATTGTTTAAATTTTGTTAATATATTAATATATATTTTAGTTAACATTTTATTAAAATGTTGTTTATAGTTAAAATAATGTTAATATCTTAACCAATATTATTATTTTAGAATTATATATTGATTTTTGTTTTTTAAAGTGATACACTTTTTAAAAAGAGAAGTGACACACTTTACAGATAGGAGGTTTTTTATTTGGCTGTTTCAAAAGACAATACAAGAATAAATGTGAAACTCTCAAAAGCAGACAAGGCTCTTTTAAAAGAGTTAATGGAAAAGGAAGGATATAAATCAATGTCAAAATTTGCAGAGAATATCCTTATTAATTACATGAAAAATAAAGAAAAATAAACATAAAAAAACCTACTTTTTGATCGCGCCAACAATCAAATTGTACAGAAACTGTAGCAAAGTAGGTCTATCTTGTATTACATATATCAATGTTGTATTTATATTATATCATGCATTCATTATATTTTCAATTCTAAGATAGGCAAAACTGCTACAAGAACATAAAATCCAACGTATAAGGGGAGATAAAAATGCAAAAAAAATCAGAGAATGCAGTTATTTATGAAGGCATATTAAGTAAAGGTTATGGAATATCACCCAAAATGGTAACGACAGATAGAAATCTTACCATTGAAGCAAAAGCAATTTATAGTTATATATCGTCATTTGCAGGTAACGGTGAAAGTGCTTTTCCTGAAGTAAAAACAATTTTATATCATTTAGGTATAAGTGAAAATAGATACTATAAACACTTTAAACTATTAGTGAAATATGGATATATAGAAGTCCAAAAACGTAGAAAATACGATGAGGATTTAAAAAAGTGGACTGCTGCAAGTAATCTATATATTATCAAACAAGTAATCGAAAAAAAAGAAGACTGTATTAACGATTCTGATGTGGCAAATATATCGAAAAATCAACCGAAAAAAACAAAGTCAAAAACGAAAACAAATAACGATAGACCCATTGATAATACTATATCTTCTGAATTCATTAATTTTGAAGGTGTTCAAAACGAAGGCATTCAAAATGAAGGCATTCAAAACAAAGGGGATATTATTAATAACAACAGTTCTTTTAATAACAATTTTAATAACGTTGTTGTTAACAACGAAAAAAAAGTAATTGAATTATATAAAACCTTTAAATTAGAAAAAAAGTTTACACCACATGCAAAAAAATTACTTCAGTTGTATGCAAGTAAATTTGATTTAGATGTATTTGAACAAGTGTTTATTTCTGCTAGCTCTGATACTGTATTAAAAAAATATGCATATATAAAAAGAGTATTCGAGGTTTTAGACCAAAAAAATATTAAAACATTGGAAGATTATTTAAAAGATCAAAAAAGTTTTAAGAAGCAAGATAAAACTTCAAAGAGTATTCCAAATACAGTAAAAACAAAATATCACGATACATTTAATGAACACTATAAAAATTATACATCTGATGAATTAGACGATAAGCTTAGACAGTCTAAATCTAATAACAATAATAATTTAGAAGAACAATTATATTTAGCAGCAGTTGAAAATGGTTTTAATTCTTTAAGCAATTTGTCACAAAGTAGAGTATTACATTATGCTACAGAAAATAATTTAGATATTCCAAAATAAGGGGGTGAGAATATGCTAAAAATAAGAATTACATACAATAGAGAAAAGCCAGAAGAATTAAAAAGATAGAAAAAGAATTTGATATTATAAGTCAGTCTCAAGAGTATAAAAACAGAGGAAAAAGTAAATATTCTAACATTTATTTAGATATAGAAAATAAAGGATATATAAAAACAATTAACTTTATATATAAATCTTGATTTAAAGTTATATTCGGCTTTGTAATGAAATTTTGCAACTTTAGCTTAGTTTTTATTGCTAATTTAAAGAAACGTGTTATAAAGGGCGTAAAATCGATATTTTTAATAGATTGCAAACCTTTTAAACATATAACTGATATTTATAAAAAATAAGATTAAAAAGTTGTATAACCAAAATTAATAGAGGAGTGATGATATGAAAAAATTAGTTAAACAAGTAGATATTAAGAATTTTTTTAAATTACTAGAAGGTAAAAAAGTTAATATATATGCTTTACCTCTATGTGGTATAGATTTTAGTTTATCAAGAGTAGCCATGGAAAATTATGAAAATTGTATTTATTTTAAAACTGATAATAGTAGCATGAATATAGTTTATAAAGCTATTAAAAGTCTAGAAGTAGATGAAACAGAAGAAATTATTAAAATTAAGGCTAAAATTGAAAATGGGACCTTAGTCACTATAAGACATTATAAACCACATGAAGAATAAATAGGAATATGTTCCGATTGAAATTGAAAGTAAAAGGTGTTAATCTAATATTAGATATAGAACTTACAAATTTTAGCTATATTGCTTTAGTAAAATACTCCTGTTTAAAAAAATAACTGCCTTGCTGGGTGGTTATTTTTATGTGTTTAAATAGGAATATGTTCCGATTTATAAACATTTTATTTGGTGATATAATTTAAGTATAAGATTTTCTTACTCAGTTGAACTAATTGAGTAACCTAAAATGCACATATCCCTATGATCCACTCTATTCAATCCCCTGAGTGGATTTTTTATTGAATTAGTTTTTGTTGGAATAAGAACCAAATACTTAATATTTACTTTGAAAAGTTATTATTTTAAAATAAAATTCATGATAATAAACAAGATTTCAAAAGTAAGAATTGACAAAAAACATAGTATTAGAAAGTTAGCCTATAAGACAAAGCTAAGCAAAAGTACAATTTTTAGATTGGAGAATGACGAAACTGTACTTGATTTAGTAAAATTAGAAAAAATTGCAATAGCATTGAACTGTAGGATAACTGATTTATTTGATTCTGAATATAAATAGCGTCCCTGTATGCGGGACAATATAACAAAATAACAATAAATGGCAGTATAATATAAGTGTAGGTAAATTATTCTTAATATTCAAATAAATAAAAATGATAGAATTTTATGAGAAATAGTATTATAATATACCTACATAGAACATAAGTTTGGATTATTGAGCTATTTTGGGGGAGATACTATGGATTATGTAACAAAATTAAAAAAAGAGATTATAAGTTTATTAGAAGAAAATCAAAATATCG